GCAGGATCTTGGACAGGCCCCGCTTCGCCAACGTTTGGATGTTCTTCCCGAACGTCTTGATCTGGTTCAGGCGGGTGGTGAGGCCACCGAGGATGCCGCCGGCATCGAAGGTGTTCCCGCCGCTCGGCAGGGACGTCAGGGACGCGAACTGGTTGGCCTGGCTGGTGCTGTCCGCAGCCAACTGGTTCGCGGCACTGATCTTCGCGGCGATGGCGTCCCGCTGCTTCGCGAGCGCGTCCAGCTTCCCGGTCTGTGTCTTGATGCTGGCCAGCAGCTTGTTGTCCAGGGTGGTCTTCACGCCCTTGAACGCGTTCTTGATGGCCGTGGCCACCTTGCTCATGGCCGCGTCGATCTGTGCGGCGGTGCCCGCCAGCTGCTTCAGGAAGTCGGAGCCCACACTGGCGGCGATCGGGCCGGTGTCGATCCGCTTCCCGCCGACCTTGATGACGCCGCCGGAGGCGTAGCCGCGCGGCAGGCCCCTCGAGATGCGAACGCCTCCGCCGAAGATGCCGCCCATGGCGTAGCCGCCGGGCCGGTTGTACGCCCTGGAGAGGCTGCCGTAGCGGGAGAGGGCGTACTTCATGCTCGCGTAGATGTTCGCGAGCGGGTCAACGGAGACGCCGTACAGCTTGGGCCCGGTGTTCTTGTACGGCCCGGCGTACGCACGGAAGGTGGAGTCGATGACCTGCATGAGGCCGACCGACGGGTGCCCCTTCTTCCAGTTGATGTCCGTGCGGTTGACCGCGCGCGGGTTGCCGCCGGACTCCTGGTTCATGCGGCGCAGCGTGGTGTTCACCAGAGAGAGGGACTGGTGGACCTGGCCGAGGGCCTGCTGGACGACGCCACGCCAGCGCTGCACCCCGCTGCCGCCGTCGCCGCCGCCGGTCAGGTACTTCATCGGGTCGACGGCCTTGCCGTTGACGCGGGCCTCGAGGTGGAGGTGGGGGCCGGTGACGTTGCCGGTCGCGCCCACGGAGCCGACCCGGGCGCCCTGCTTGATGCCCGCACCCACCTTGGCGGCGATCGCGGACATGTGTGCGTAGAGGGACTGCAGGCCGCCGCCGTGGGAGATCATGACGTGCTTGCCGTAGGGGCCGCCGCTGACCGCCGACTCCACGGTGCCGTTGTCGACCGCGACGACCTTCCGGCCGATCGGGGCCGGGAAGTCCAGGCCCGTGTGCCGGCCGCTGCTCCACATCGAACCGCGGACACCGAAGCGGGTGCCGAACGGCACGTTGACCGGTTTGATCCACTGCCCGGAGGATTCGGGGATGTCCTTGCCGCGGATGTAGTCGATCGCGCGGTCGATGAAGTTGAGCGGGGCGTGCGCGACCGCTCCGGGCCACGTGTTGACGTTGGTGCCCAAGACCTTGTTGATGCCGGACTTGATGGGCTTGAACGCGGCTTCAGCAACGTCCGCCAGGCCTCCGCGGACGGCGTTCTCGCCCTTCTTCAGGACCGAGCCGACGCCGTCGGCGATGGATGAGCCGATGCTCTTGATGCCGCCGAGGATGCCGCCCTCGGAGAACCCGTACTGGGCGCGGGCGATGGCGGGGTGCTGGCCGCGCATTGCGGCGGCGTTCATCGCATAGAGGCGCTGCCGCTCGTAGGGGTCGCGCATGACCTCGGAGACGTACACGCCTTCGCCGCGGCGCATGGGCACGAGCTGGTCGTCGCCGTCGCGCCAGGTGGACCAGCCGGGCAGGACGCCGCCTCGGGCGAAGCCCTTGGGGAGGGTCATCTTGGTCATGTCCGGGATGCCGGGGATCTTGCTTGCGGTGGCGTTCCAGACCTTGACCAGGCCGTTGTTGTAGACGGTCTCGATCATGAATCGGATGGGGGCTTTGACCAGGTTCTGCAGGCCTCCCCAGACCTTGCCCAGTCCCTTGACGGCGCTCCGGAACGACTCGGTGAGGGATTCGACGAAGCCGTCCCAGCCCTTGCGGACCGCTCTCCAGGTGCTCGAGGCGGTGGATGAGACGTTCTTCCAGAGGGAGTTCCAGAGGTCGAGGGCGCCCTGCTTCAGCTTCCCGAACTGCTTGACCACCCCGTCCTTGATCTTGATGGCGAGGTTGACCAGGTTCTTCAACATGCCGGTGAACCAGGCTGTCGCGCCGTTCACGATGTCGGGGATGATCGAGTGCCCGAGGAGGACGTCGTATAGCCACTTGAACCAGCCGACGACCGTCTTCACGCCGTCACTGATGGCTGTCACGAACGAGGTGATCCCGTCGATGACCGTGGTCATGGCCGGGACCAGTGTCGTGATGGCACTCGTCAGCACGGTGGTGAGCAGCTTCGCCAAGCCAACGATCAGCGGCATCAGCGGTGTGATGACCTGCAGGGTGAGGTCCAGCAGCGCCACCGTGAGCTGGGCCAGTGGCGGGATGAGCGGCAGGATCGCGATCATCAACTGCGGGAACATGGGCGCCAGCTGACCCAGGAACTGCCCGAGCGACTGCACGATGGGGACGAGCGCGCCGACGACCGGGAGCAGGCCCTGGGTGAGGGCGCCGATGAACGGGACCAGCTGGTCTCCGAGCGCGGTGAACATGGGCGCGAGCGCCGTGATGATCGCTGCGATCAGGTCGCCCAGGGGCTTCAGTAGCGGCATCAGGTTCTGGACGATGCCGACGAGGATGCCCCCGATGGTCTGCACGACGGGGGCGAGGGCCTGCACGATCGGCATGAGTGCGGCGCCCAGCGACTTCGCGAGGTCGGCCAGCACGGGCCCGAACTGTTCGGCCAGCTGCTGCACGATGGGGGCGAGCGCGGCCAGCAGCGGCAACGCTGCTTCAAGGACCGCACCCAGGGTGGTCGCGAAGAGCTTGGCGATGGCGTTGAGAGCCTTGAAGATCTGGGTGAGCGCGGACTGGACTTCGGGCGCCTTGAGTACTTTGGCGATCTCGTGGACGGCGGCGCCGATCGTGCCGAAGAAGTCCCCGCCGGCGCTCTTGGCCGCCTTGAAGATGCTGCCGATGATGCTGCCGATGTCCTTGAGGACCTGCCAGAACTGGCCGGCCACGTCCAGGGCGTTGTTGATGGCGTCGGTGAGGGAGCCGTCCTTCAGCTTCTCGGAGAGCCGGTCCATGACGCGGTCGACGACGCCGGCGGCGCCCTTGGTGATGCGGTTGAACGCGGGCTGTGCGGCAATGCTGAGCTGAGCGAACCCGGTGACCATCTGCCCGGGGATCCTCGAGACGTTCCCGAGGGACTGCTTGACGCCGTCGAACACGGCCTTGAGCTGCCCGGACTTCTGCAAGTTGCTGACGGCTGTGAGGGCGTTCTTGCCCATGATGTTCAGCTCGCCCGCAGCCCCGACCAGGCCGGAGCGGACCGTGGGCAGGACCTGGGCGCCGACATGCCCCAGGCGGGTGCTGATGCCTGCGAACAGGGCGTCCTGGACCTCGAGGCGCATGTCCCGCCAGGCGGGGGCCATGTCCTGCAGCTGACGCACGAACGCGCGGGCGTTCGGGGACAGCTTCGCCATCGCCGTGTCCAGCTTCGACGTCTGCGTGGCCGCCTTCTCCTGCGCCTGCGCCACCGCCTTCGCGGCGTCCGCAACCGCCCGGTGCGCGTCCGCGAGGGCCCGCTCCTGCTGCTCCACCTGGAGGCCTGCCTGCCGCAGCCGCTCCTTGGCCTGGACGACAACGTCGGAGCCTTCCACGCCGGCCTTGTTCGCCGCCGCCGTGTCCTGCTGGAGACGCTTCTGCTGCCGGGACTGCTCTTCAGCGTTGGCCTTGGCGCGCTGCAGGGCGAGGTCGGCCTGCTCGATCTGCAACTGGGTGGCTGTCGGATCGGAGCGCACCCGGTCCAGGTCCAGCTGGGCCTGCTTCACATCGAGCGCGGCTTGCTCCTGGTCGAGGGCGCCCTGCTTCAGTTGGGCGTTCATGTCCTCGAGGTCGCGTACGGCCTGCCGGCGCGCGGCGTTGAGGTCCTGCTGCGCCTGCCGGGCCTGGCGGTTCGCTTCGGCCAGGGCACGTTCGGCGTCGGCGACACCGCGGGTGGCGTTGGCTAGCTGCCGCTGCGCGTTCTCCACCTGCCGGACCGCCGTGGCGGCCTTGTTGGCCTCACCGGCGGCCGGTTTGAACGCGGCCTTGATGGCGTCGCCGACACCCGTGGTGCCGACCTTGAACGCGGCGAACGCCCCAGCGAGCGCGGCGACGGCAGGGGCGGCGGTGGCGGCGAGCGGGCCCATCTGCGCGATGGCCTGCCCGAGGGAGGCAATGGTGGGCAGCGAAGTGACAGCCAGTGCGGTAAGCCGGGCGACCTGAGAGGACAGGATGCCGAGACCACCGGCGCTGCCGCCGCCGCTGCTGCCAAGGTTACTCAGGCCGCCCGTCAACGCCCCGAGCCCGAGGGCGCGCACGCGGATGTTGGCCGTGCGGTCCCGGGAGGCGTGGCGCAGGGCTGCATCGGCGCCAGCCGTATCCGCGCGGGCCTGGATCGTCATCTGCCGACGCCGGGTGAGGTTCGCCAGGGAGTCGGCGGCTACCCGGGTGTCGACGTCGGCGAGGATCCGCACGTTGCGTCGCTGGGTAATGCCCCGCAGCTCGTTGGCCGCTACGCGGGTGTCGACGGATGCGCGGATGTTGACGACGCGGTCGGCGGTGAGTCGGTCCAGCTGCCGCATGGCCGTTTTGTATGCGGCCTCTTGGATCTTCGGGAGGATGTCGACGGTCTGCTGCCCCGACAGGGCACCCAGCTTGGTCTTGGCGGCGCTGTCGTCAACTTCCGCGACGATCTGCACCCTCCGGTCCCGGGTGAGCTTGTCCAGGGAGGCGGTGGCGGCCTTGTCATCCAGCTCCGCTACCACCTTGACGGTGCGGTCCCGGGTCAGCTTGTCCAGGCCCGCGCGGGCCGTGGCGTCGTCCAGGGTGGCTTTGACCTTGACGCCGATCGGCTTGGCCAGCTTCTTGGAGATGCTGTTGCGGATCAGGTCCCCGGCGAGGTCGCCGGCTGCTTTGGCGGGTTCACGGATGGCGGAGGGCAGCTCGACACGCAACCTGTCGCCGAACTGGCTCATGTCCGGGATCAGGCTGACCCGGGTGGAACCGACGACGGTGGCGTCCGACATGCTGCCCTCCCTCCCCTACTTCTTCAGTGCTTCGAGTTCGCGGATCCTGGTCATCCACTGGTCGATCTCCGCCTGCTGCGCGGCGGCGTCGACCGGGCCCTTCTGCGGGGCGAGGCGTTCGAGGACCGCCCGGTTGCGGGCGTTGCGCGCCTCGCTCAGGGCGTCGCGCTGCTCGTCCGCCTCCAGGCGGGGCGGCTCCACCGGCGTCATCTGCGGCGGATCACCCTTGAGGTGGGCCCTCCACAGGGTCTGCGCCATGAGCTGCAGGAGGTTGACGGTGGTCGCCTGCAGATAGGTCTGCTGCGACCAGCGGTAGCCAGCCCTGTCGCCGGCGGCCGCGGCCTTGGTGGCGGAGTCCTCGGGGAGGGCGACGACCAGGTCCCGTAGCTCGGACCAGCTCATGCTTCCCTCTCCCCAGGACATGGCCCAGAACTCCTCTAGGCGGCGGCCGGGGTAGTAGCGCTGGAGGTCGGCTCGGACGGCTCCGGCGTGCTCCTCGAGGAGTCGGAGGAGCCAGAGCCTTCCCCCGGCTCCGTGCCTGCCTCGTCGCCGAGTTCCTCCAGCAGCCGCTTCAGCTCACCCACCGTCAGCTGGGCGACGCGGACCAGGTCGTCGAACGCCTCGGGCGGGGACGCGACCTTCCGCAGGACGTCCAGGTTCGTGTTCTCGCCGTCCTCCTCCACGCTGCGGACGACGTCGACGGGCCAGTAGTCCTGGGTGAGGAACGAGCAGACCCGCTCCTCGCTGGTCTCCGGCAGGCTGCCGGGGACTTCGAAGACCAGGTCCACGTACTTGAGGCCAGCGGCCTGCGCGATCTGGGCGCGCATCTGCTGAAGCCGGATCGTCTTGCGGTTGGGCTTGGACACGGAAGGCTCTCTTCTTGGGCAGGGGCCGGGCGGGGACTTACGGGTGGTGGTCCGCGCGCGCCGCCCCCGCCCAGGGATGTGAGCGCGGCGGACCACCAGTCAGGGGTTAGGGAAGGGTGACGTTGGTGATGAACCGCTGGACGGCCTGGCCGCCGCCGGGCGCGGCGAGCGGCTTGAACGTCAACTCGAAGGAGCTGGCGTCGTCGGCGGAGCGCTTGCGGTTGCCGCGGTCGGACACATCCACGCGGGCGATCATGATCCGCTCGACGTTGTCGCCCTCAATGATGTCGATGCCGAGGGCGCGCTCGATGCCCGGGGAGGCCTGGCCGGTGCCGAAGGACAGGTACTGGGGGACGGCCGGCGGGCCGACGGCGGCGGCCACGCTGGTCATGTCGGTGGCTTCGACCGCGTAGTACAGCTGGAGGAGGTCGGCAGTGGTCTCCAGAAACGTGATCTTGAAGGATCCGTCACGGGACTTCACGCGCGTCTTCACCGGGGCCTCTTCACCCCACGCGTTGATCTCGGTGCGGTCCTCGCCCAGGGCCTCCTCGAGACCGTCCGGGTGCATGTAGCCGAGGTCGACCCAGCCCGTGCCCCAGGCGACGACCGGGCTGGTGGGGAAGCTGGTACCGACGGGGGCGACGTAACACTTGCCCTTCACGCCGATCTTGATGTTGTCTGCGTTGCCCACGACGGGCCTCCTAGCTCACGGTTCGGGGTGGGCGCACGCTCATCCCCAGGGTCATGCCGACCCGGCGAACCCCGGTGTTGGGTTCCTCCGGGCGGTCCTGTGGTCCGGTCTCCTCGGAGACGCTGGTGACGATCCCGCCGGCAGTGGACTGACCGGGCAGCAACTCCCACTCCCCGCGCACCCGCAGCGCGAGCCGGGTGGCCGCACCGAGGGCCGGCTTGGCGAGGGCGTAGCAGTCGACGGAGAACCGGGGCCGGTCGATCGCGCTGGAGTCGGCCCAGCCGCGCAAGCCCGCGGTGCCGCCGATCCGCAGGACCCGGACGATGCCGCCGCGCTCTGCGAGCATCCGGTCGAACTCCTCGCCCTCGGGCAGTTCACCCACCACGTAGGCGGACGTGCCGAGGGCGGCCTGCAGCAGGTCGCAGGCGATCTGCTTGCCGTCGGGGAGCTGGACCGGCGTGGCCACGGTTACGCCTGCTTGGTCGTGGACGTCTTGGTCGGCGCCTTGACCGACGCGTCGTCAACAGTCTTGGCCGGCTCGTCCTGCACGGGTACGGCGAAGCCACGCCACTGGTGCAGCTCGTCACGGCGCACCTCGACGATGTCGCCGGGCACCTTGCCCTTGTGCCAGAAGGTCAGGCGCATCTTGACCAGTTCGGCGCCGTCAGCCATGGCGGTCTCCTCGTTTCTCAGTGGTCGCCCGCGGCTGCATCGAGCGCGGTCGAAAGGGTGTAGCGGGGCGGGTGAATGGATCGGCCAGTGCGGTCGGTCTGCCGGGTGCCGTGCTCCACGTAGATCGCGTACGGCACGTTGGCCTCCACGGACACCTCGCCGTCCGGGCCCGGCTCAGGGACGCGGTGGATGGACGCCCTGTAGCGGCCGGTACGGACGGGGGCGATCGCCTGGGCGACCTCCACGACCTGGTCCATGCGCTGCGCGAGGTCGTTCTGCACCACACGCGAGTACGGGAGGTTGTGGATGGCGTCCTCGTCCAGCTCCACCTCGATGTGGACTTCGGTGCCGCTCATGCGCCCTTCACCTCCAGCAGGGCGACGACCTGCCCGGAGAGCGGGCCGGCGCCTTCCGCGTGGGCGGGGACGCCGTCGATCTCCCAGGTCCGGCCGTCCCACAGCACCCTCATGCCGGTCGTGACGGCGATGGCGCGGGGCGGCATGTACAGCTGGGCGCGGGTGGTGGTCTGGTCGCCGGCCTGCCGCGTGCGGGAGTTGGACGTGTAGTCGACCGTGCACCCGGACACCGGAGTCGGGATCGGGTGGTCCCAGTCCCGGACTTGGGTGTTGTAGTCGCCCGCCACGAGCGGGGCCTCGAGGACCGTGACCGTCTGGCGTCCGATGGGGCCCGGCATCAGCCCACCACCCAAGGCCACATGGTCAGCAGACCGGAGTTGCGCAGCACGGTGACTGCCTGGGGGGCGATCCGTGGGGCCGCGCCTGCTCCCTCGCCGACGGTGCGGCGGGTGAACGACCGACTGCCGGCGCTCATGGACTGCAGATCGTTCTGCGCGCCGGTCTCGTCGCCGCGGTCCATCATCCAGTGCACCTGCCGGACACAGGCCCTGCGCAGGACGTCCTGGACGTCGGGGTCGGTCGGCTCGTAGGTGGCGCCGATCAGCGCACTGTCCAGCGCGTCCGACGCCTGCTCGAGCAGGCGCGTGGCGTTGGCCGGGGCGGGCTCGGGGGCGAGCCACGCCTCGAGGTCGCTGATCGTCGCGTACGCCATGACTACTCGCCCGCCTCGCGAGCCTCGTCCAGGACCTGCACGTAGTCCTGGCACTCGGCCTTGGTGGCGTCCTCGGCTCCGTCCATGCCGAGGGAAGCGGCGTAGGCGCGCCACTTGTCGACCGAGGCGTTCTTCGCCGGGCGCTCCACCTCGCCGCCCGGCAGGGACTGCTGGCCGTCCTCGTCGGCTGCACTGTCGACGACGGGGTGCAGCTGGCCCTTGGCGACCTGCTTGGCCATCTCGTCGGACAGCGGCTCGTCCAGGTGGAGACGCATGCCGCCGGCGCCGACGTACTCGCGGGCCGCCATCAGTTCCAGGCCTTCGGGACGCGCAGGACGGTGATGGTGCCGGTGAACCCGGCCTCGAAGTCGACGTACATCATCGACCCGTCCTGCTGGACCCGGGCGCTCGTGAACGGGCCGAGGAACTCGTTGCCGGTGTTCGCGGCGACCTGCTGGGTGTAGTCGCCCTGACCGGCCATCCACGCCTGGGTGCCGGACCCGGCACGGACGATGACGTTCTTCGCGCCCGTCGCGGTGTTCGTAACCCGGATGACGGTGTGCTCGGGGTCGGCGTTGTTGATGACGACACCGTTGGTGACGAGGGTGGCGTCGATGGTGGTGCCGGCCGGGCTGGTGAGGTGCCCGTTGGGAACCAGGTTGCTGTAGCTGA